TTACTGTGCCAGTAACGTCTATGCCTGTTGAGGTTGTAGTTAATTTTTCGGCTGAATCATGCAGTAACGAAACTCTACCATCTTCAAAACTACGCAACATAAATTCATTGCCATCAGATTTTAAAAATCCTATTTCATTACTAAGAAACAATAAACGACCTGTACCTGCATCTTTAATAAAAGAATCAGAACCATCATGGTAGATTTCTAAATCATTACCTGTACCAAACTTAGCTTTGTCGTTATCAGCAAAAAGAATATCACTACCATTAGATGCTAAGTCTCCACCTAGTTGTGGTGAAGTATCATCAACAACTTCTGAAGATGTAGCTAAATTAGATATAGTTATCTTTTTAGTTACTCCAGCACTAGTGTCAACAATAGCTAATACATCATCACTTGCTGGTGTTGTTAATGCGGTTAATTCACTAATCTTACTATCAGCCATTTCTTACTCTCTTTCTTAAAATTTTTGTTCTTTGTTTGTTCTTGGTTTTTTGTTGAGAAGATTTTTCTTTCTCTTTTAATATATTTACCAGTTCATTAAATATCATCACGTAGGTATTGGTGTACCACTAAATACAGTGCCGACAGCCTGTTCTAGTCGAAGGTTAGATCCTTCTTCCATTAATAAATAAGTTGAGTTTTCTAATTGTAAGACTTCATTAGGTACATCTGTCCTACGATCACGATAACGATCTTGTCCACGAATAGAAAATTTTTGCATTTATTGTGTTAATTCAGTTACTCTAGCGGTGCCAGTAACAGATCCTACTCTTAGAAATGCTGCTTTAGTACCTGGAGCAACTCTAAAATATTCAGGTGTATATGCAGGTATAATTAAACTTGATGATGATGCAGTTGGTGAAGCACCAAACTCTACATATGCATCTACTGTGCATACAATTCTAACTTCTCTAGTTTCACTTAGAAAAGCTGTACTGTTAACAGCTGAAGAATCAGCTACAGCTACTGTGTGATTTGTTCCTACTTTAAAAGTAGTTGGGCTTTTTGTTGTTGTCATAGTTACTCCGTTAATTCTGAAATATATAATGAGCCATCACTTGATGCTCGAATAGCAGATATAATTTGACCTGGTGCAACTTTAAATATCTCATAGTCTTTTGCTGCTAACGGTGTTGCTGCTGTTGTTGCGGTTACAGCAGGATTGTTTATAGTAATAAAACAATCAGTAGTTGCATATAATCTAACATATCTTACTTGTGCTGAAATAGCTGAACTATTAGCAGCAGTTGCTGTGTAGTCGACTTTTTTAACTACTCCACTTAATCTATAATACATAATTTATCCTTAAATAAAGGGGAGGCCGTAACCTCCCCTAAATTATATTATTGGTTGATGTCTAAAATGATGCCGTGTGCAGCTTCATTTCTCATCTCTAGAGACCACTCACATAAGAGTTGTTTCTTCTCAGAGTCACCAGTCTTAGCTAGGTCGACAACTTGGAAGTCTCTTAAGTAAGCAGCAGCAGCCATGTCAGATTGTAACAACAGACATAATTTTTCGTCTGTAGTTGCCATAACTCTATTCGGCACCACTTGGATGTCTCCGAAGTCTGAGCTATAAACGTCAATAGCAGCATACTCTACTTTTTTCTCTGCAGGGCCAAAACGAGTTGTGTTCGCATTGAATCCTGAGATTACTTGTTTAACAGATGGTGGAACTACCAATAGATCTAAATCACCGCCAGAAGTGTAAACTTCTTGGATAACAGTTTTTAAGATTGTTTCAGTAAGATCTCTGTCTGTACCTGAGTTAGGTAAGTCAGTACCAGCACCTGTAGATAATGTACCAGAAGTTCCTGCATCACCATTAGTAGCAATCCATGTAGGGATTGAACCCATAGCTCTAGCAGTTGTTGCATTTCCAGCAGCTTGAACTTGTCCTTTAATAAGAGCAAATTCCATATCTTTTTTTAGTTCTTTAGATTTCTTAGCAATTTGATATGCCATTTCATCAGCTCTACCAGCAGCGTCTACTGCACTTTGAGTTCCAGACAAAGCAATTACTTTATCTTGAATTTGTGTGTAGTTAAAAGCTCTAGTTGTTGCTGACATAGCATCAATAGTTGCATCGTCACCTTCAATAACTAGGTTAGCAGCAGGTGCAGCAAGTGCATCTAGTTGCCATTCGTGTTTAGTTGATTTTGCAGCAGTACGAGGTATTGCAGAAAGTATAGGGGTATCTTCGGGAGATATATTATAGATTACATCTACCAAATCCTCTCTAATTCCTGTAGTATCATACGTGTCATACAAGTTAGTTGGTTGTGCCATAAGGCCTCCTTGTTATGTTGTTAGATTAAATTACGAAAGATTTTCGCAGCGTCTCTGACCTGCCCACTCTTACGTAATTTTGAGAGTTGTTGACGTTTAGCCTCTGAATCAGCTTGACCTTTACTTTTCGCCACTCCACCTTTGACAACTTTAGGAGCATTAGCCACTTTTTTTCTTATTTCTGGCTTTGCTTTCTGTAGATTACGATAGGACATCGCATCTTTAACAAGCATCACGTATCTGTGATCGTACACGCTATTGATTTCATTGTCATTAAATCCAATGTTACCAAGATATTCCCGCATTTGTTGTTTAAAACGAGGGCCTTTTTGTTCATCCATTAACTCTGGAATCTTTTGACTAAGAAGTTTTTGTTGTTCACCTAAGTATTTGTTAAACTCTTGAGATTGTAACTCTTGAGTTTGCTGTGAAACTTGAGCTAATTGTTCATGCTTTCTACGCATTTTATGCTCTAGTCTGGCAGCTTCTACTGGATCTTCATCATATAACTTTTCAAAATCAATTTCAGCGTATTCTTGTTGTAGTTGTGCTTGTGCAGCGTTGTTAAGTTCGTTCAGCTTTTGTAGTTTAGCTTCAACGTCTTTTTTTGATCGTTCAACAAATTCACTTGTTTGGTTTTTCTCCTGTGCAAGTTCCTGTGTTTTACGAGTGTAATCTGCGTTCCTTTGATACCCTTGAATTAACTCCTCAAGGTTGACCGACAGGTCTGTACCATCAACGGTGACAGAATAATACGGTTCCTCGGAGTTTTCTTGTATATCAGTCGACTCAGATAATTCATGATCTTCCTCATTGGCTTCGTCAAAAGTCTTATAAGGAACATCACTTAGATTTACAGTTTCATCGCTAGAAGTTTCTTCTTCTGCTTCTTCTGTTTCAACGGCTTCAGACTCTGCAATTTCTGCAGTTGGTTCTGTTTCAGTTGTCTCCGCAGTGCCAGACATAAGTCCTTTTATTAAATTGCCTGCTTCGATTACGTTAGTTGCTTGGCTATCTGCCATAACAACCTCCTTTCGTTAAATGTTACACTCCCAAGTGGGTTGGTGTATTCGATTTAAGTCGAATTCTGTTTAAGCTGATTAAGTTGTACAGTAGCTAGTTTGCCTGTTTCCATTACAGTTTTGAAATGGTTTTCAACTTTATCAGTTATGTGATATGCTTGCCACAAGGCTTTACGCACATCATCATCATTATGTTTAGTTTGAAACATAGCACTTTGATATTCTTCTTTAAGTAGATCAAATGCCTCTTTAAATAATGGTTCTTCAAGCAATAATTTTGCTTTTTCACCACGTTGTCTTTCAGTTTCTAATTTATTGTTGCTCATCGTTTGGGTTTATCATGCTTTGTGGTCTACGGTCAAGCTCACCTAAAGCAGTTTTTTGTTGCTCTAATAATGCACGTTGTGCTTGTTCTTGGATTTTCCCTTGTTGTATTATTTCTTCTTTAGCTAACATGGCATTATTACGTAATTCATTTTCGTTAATTTTAGTACCATATTGTAACTCAAGCTCTTTAATACGAGTTTCAAACTTTAGAATCATTTCTTGATAGTCTTTTTCTAATTGTTTTATTTTAAGCTCACTATCTATTTGTTTTCTATAGTTCTCACCTTGTACTTGTAGCTGTGAAACTTTTTCAAACTCAGTTGGTTGTGGTGGCTGTGGTGGTGGCATATTTTGCATACCAACATCAGGATCAGTAAAGAACGCATTAGGGTTTTTAAGACCAGCGTTTTCTACAATCTTACTTAACGTGTTATAAATGTTACGTAAATTAACCATAGGCCCATCAGATGATCCTTGCAGTTCCAAACCTTTAAGTTGAGTTTGTAGTATGTTGTTTAAGATAGATAACTGTTGATCTCTTGATCCAGTACCTAGTCCAACACTAATAGAAATATTGCAACGATTACGCCATTCCATAGGTCTAAACGGTACAAAATTATTTCTTATTTTAACAATTCTTTCTTTGTCTTGGTGTTTAACAATTAATTCAAACATTTTTAAGAACATGTCTTTAACACCAGTCTCTGCAAAGATACGTGCAATAAGTTCTACTCGCATTTGTGCTTGTGATAGTATGGTGTTTACACCAGTAGCGGTTTTGTTTAACGAGTCAGCATCCATACCT